TCCCGTTTTGGAATAGAGGGTGGTGAAGTGAGAATACTTAATGATGACGAGATAATCGCCGTGGTAAAAGACCCGGAGGATATCTTGCAATATAAATAACAGGAGAGACTTATGCCTGCAGAAACCAAGGTACAAACACAAGCCGAGGCGGATGAAAAAATGGTTGACTTGCCTTCCGAAGGTGCGTCAGTTGATGTTGAGATAAAAGATACTCCTAGGACTGTCAATTCAGAAACAGATGAGACAATAGATGTAGGGGAGAAGGAAGTTGTTGAAGCGGCTTCCGAGACGGAAGTAGAAGACTACGGTAAAAAAGTTCAGTCCCGTATAGATAAGTTAACAAAAAATCTTCGTGAAGCGCAAAGACGTGAATCGGCAGCCATAGAATATGCGCAAGGAGTTCAGCACCATGCAAGGGAATTGCAAGGTAGAGTTGGAAATCTTGATCGTGGATATGTATTAGAATATGGAAACCGTGTAAAAGCGGAGACTGAAGACGCTAAAAAGAAACTTAAAGAAGCGATGGATGCTGGTGATATTGACGCCCAAGTGACGGCAAATCAGTCTTTAGCTCGTCTAGCTATTGAGGCTGAAAGGCATAAAGCAACAGAAGCCAAAAGGGCAAGACCACAGGCAGCTGAAGGTGGACAACAAATTCAACAACCTCGGCCCCAATATGCACCGCCCCCAAGGCAAGCACCGCCTCCACCTGATCCAAAGGCAGAGGAGTGGGCTGAAAAGAATGAATGGTTTGGAAAGGATGAGCCAATGACCTTGACATCTTTCTCAATTCATCGTAAACTTGTTGAAAAAGGACTTGACCCATCGTCTGATGAGTACTATAATGAAATAGATAAACAGATGAAGGATACATTTCCTCATAAGTTTGAAACAGTTTCGCCAACTCAAACGGTTGCCTCTGTAAACAGGGGTGGACAAATTAGGCGCAAAGGCACAGTGAGACTCACACCATCACAAGTAGCCATATCAAAAAAACTAGGTGTGCCACTAAGCGAATATGCGAAGTACGTGACTGGATTTCTCCATCGCTGGATAAGGGCCGAATCTGTAGGACAGATGGATCAAAAAAATATATCCGCTCGACTACGCGAAGGTTGGGAATTTGTCAAAGCTGATGAATATTCTGATACTGAATGGCCTAATATCGACTCAGGTAAATATGAAGGTGTTATAGCTGTTGGAGGTTTAATGCTAGCGCGAATTCCTAAGGAAACCGTTGCAGAGCGTTCGAAACATTTTGCGAAAGTTACGCAGGAGAAAGACGATGCGATTGCAAACGATCCTTTGAAGGACCAACATCCTAGCATGCCTATCTCGAAAGAGAGAAGCACTCGCGTAAGTTTTGGTGGCAAAAGAAACACTTAGTTTCTTACACATAATTTACACATTTTTTACACACCCATGAGGGGTGTGTTACAATAATTTATCTGTGAGGATAAAATCATGGCGAATAAAGACGCACCATTTGGGTTTAGACCCGTTGGGGAAGTTGGAAGCGGCGTGAATACAGGTGGCACTACTAAATATGCTATATCGGACAATTTTACTGCGCCGATATACAAAGGATCGCATGTTATGCATGCAAGTGGTGTTTTAGCAATCGGAACTGATTCCGGTTCTACTAACCTAGGTGTATTCAACGGTTGTTTCTATCAAGACCCAACTACTCAAAAGCCTACATGGTCAAATTACTATCCTGGTGCTGTAAACATCACTCAGGGTGCGATTGACGCGTATGTCTATGATGATCCGAAAAGACTCTTTGAGGTCCAATGTGATGGGACTATTGCCTTAACTGACATCGGTAAAAATATCGATAGTGCAGTTACTGCTGGTAGTACCATTAATGGTCAATCAAAAACTGAAATTAAAACATCTAGTGTTAATACCACTGCTGCTTTACAGTTTAAGATTGTGGGTATCTCAGGGGATCCAGACAACAGTGACGCCTCTAGCGCGAATGCAAATTGGATCGTTTTCTTTAACGAACATTTGTATTTCAGCTCTACTGGTATTACTGGCGTATAAGCCTAGGAGGAATTGAACAATGGTTATTTCAAGAATGCAATTGGTCAAAGAACTCGAACCTGGCTTAAATGCTCTGTTCGGATTAGAATACGACCGATACGAAAATCAAGATAAGGAAATCTTTGATACAGAGAGTTCCGATCGTGCGTTCGAAGAAGAAGTAATGTTAGGTGGATTTGCCAATGCAGCTGTAAAACCTGAGGGTCAAGGTGTAACCTATGAAGACGCTCAAGAAACTTTCACTGCTAGGTATACCCACGAAACCATTGCTTTGGCTTTCTCACTAACTGAAGAAGCTGTAGAGGATAATCTCTATGACAAAATCAGTACTCGATATACAAAGGCATTGGCACGTTCAATGGCTAACACTAAACAGGTAAAAGCGGCTAACGTTCTTAACAGAGCGTTTAACTCTTCTTACCTTGGTGGCGATGATAAAGAGCTTTGTGCTACTGATCATCCAACTCTTAGTGGAGACCAAAAGAATGAATTGTCAACTCCTGCTGACATCAATGAAACTTCATTGGAACAGGCACTTATCGACATTGCTGATATGAAAGACGAAAGAGGATTAAAGATTGCTCTAAAGGGCAATAAACTAATCATCCCAGTCAATCTTCAGTTTACTGTAGAAAGATTACTTAAATCACCAGGACGAGTAGGTACTGCTGATAATGATATCAATGCGTTAAAAACAATGGGAATGATTCCACAAGGTTATGTGGTAAACAATTTCTTAGTTGATACAGACGCTTGGTTCATTAAAACAGACGGTCCTAATGGACTTAAACACTTCACTAGGGCTCCTATTAGAACTGCGATGGAAGGTGACTTTGATACTGGTAACGTTAGATATAAAGCAAGAGAAAGATACAGCTTCGGCTGGTCTGACTGGCGTGGAATATTTGGCTCACCAGGAGCATAAAATTAATTAAAGTAGGGCGAAGTTAGTTCGCCCTACTTAACACATAATAATGGTGCTTAGCACTGATCCTAAGGAGGGATTGTTATTATGACTACACATTTTTCGAATGGGGTTACGAATAACCCCGGTAGAGACAAGGGGGGCAACCCTATTTGGACCTACCTAAAACAACCGGATCCAACATCTGCGTTGACAGAATTCGTCTATTTTGATGATTTCTTTAAATATGTTCCCGCAGATTGGACAATTACTGATGCTGGTGGTTCTGAAACACAAACGGCTGACCATGATAATGGTTGGTTGGTGCAAGCAGATACTGCTCCAGGAGCTAATGAGGTTAACTTATTGGAAGGTCCAGACGTATGGAGTTTTCAAAAAGGAAGCGCTACAGTTCCAGGGCTTATAACAGCTTACGAAACTCACATTGCAATTAAAGACGTAGACAAACTTAATGTTTGGGCTGGTCTAGCTATTGCTACTTATGCTGATCCTATAGCCGTTCCAGCTGATGGAGTTGGATTTCACCATGCAGAAGATACAACAACTATTCAATTTTCTGTAAAAGGCAGTACGCCTGGTGGCGCAACATCAACAACATTGCCAACCCTTCCGGGAGGATCTACTGATATTACATTGGAGGATTCATCCGTTACCACTAAAACAGCTACGGCTCCTAATACTCCTACTAATTCAATTAGATTAGGATTTATTTATATGCCGGTTAACCGTGATCCTTATCACGATGCAAACACAGCTGGTAAATTCTGGGTATTCTATAATGGCCTGAAAGTGGCAGAAGTTGCTGATACTAACTTGCCTTATGACAAGATGCTTGGAGTTTCACTAGGATGGCAATCAAAGGCGACTGATACAAACGCTCTTTACACTGACTTTATTAAAGTTAGAAATGAAAGAATGGGTGTAACAGCACCATCTTGGAGTTAAAATAATATAACCGTGAGTGGGGAGTAATGTCCCCACTTTCTTACAAGGGGAATTAATTATGGCTTTAGTAACAACTTTTGACGGCGGAAGAAAATTCATTAATCATTATACAATTGACGCTGCCGATACTGATACTGCACAAACTTTAGCGATTGATGTTTCAGGATTGGGCAAGAGTGCCAATAATCAAGAATGCAGTCACTTAACTTTAAATAAAGTTTGGTTTAATATTTTCATGACCGCCAACGCGGACGCAACAGAATTTCAATGGGATGCTACTTCTAACATAACTTTCTTAATATTGAATGGTTATGGGAGTTATGATTTCAGTTCTACTGGAGGTTTATCACCTACAGTAGCTAATAAGGCAGCGGGTGGATATGATGGTAATGTAACCATTCTCAATCCAGCTAGGACTGCTGGTGATACTGTATTCGTTCAAATGGAATGGCTTAAAAATTACGTAGCGATTTCTAGTTAAGGAGGTTAAATGGCTTATTCAGGCACTAGAACATTTAATCTTCAGATTGATGAGATAATAGAGGAAGCATTCGAAAGATGTGGTCTTGAGGTTCTCAGTGGTTACGATTTAAAGACTGCTAAAAGATCCTTGAATCTCATGTTTTCAGAATGGGCTAATCGTGGTCTTAATTTATGGACCATTGACTATGCCACTCAAACGTTAACTGCAGCCAAGAATTTTTATACAGTTGACCAAAAGGTTGTCGATATACTTGATGCGGTAATAACAACTACGGCTGGAGCTACGGCTAATTTGGAAGGCAATAGTGATACTACTGATGTGGCGATCACTAAAATCTCAAGAACGGAATATCTTAACTTAAGTAGAAAAGAGCAGAATTCCACTGGTGGAGATGCTAGGCCTACCCAGTTTACTTTAATCAATGGTCAAGTAACCACGGCAGATGGAAGTGACTATGGACGACCGGAAAATGATATGACTCTCTTTCTTTATCCAAGTCCGGATAAAGCCTATATCTTTAAATATTTTTATATTAATAGAATTCAGGACGCAACAGCTAGTGGAGTAAGTGGAGGAGCGGCGTCAACTAACGCTGATGTTCCATTCTATTTTCTTCCTTGTTTAATAGCGGGATTAGCTTATTATATCTCTGTAAAAAGAGCACCTATGATGGCTGCTAGTTTAAAAGCCGTTTATGATGAGGAATTTGAGAGAACAGCTGATGCTAACCGAGAACGAGTATCGTTCAGGGTTAAACCAGCGCAAGCATATATACCATAGGAGGGAATATGTTAAAATGTGAATGCGGTCCTAATTGCAATTGTGGAGACAGTTGTGAGTGCAAGGACTGTGAATGTAAAAAGGAGGACTAATGAGCAATCCATTATGGAATAAATCAACAGCCAATAGCCGTGATGCTTCAGGAAAGAAAATTGGGCATTATGGAAGAGGTCATGTAGAAGTACCAAAACCTGTTAAGGCAGGAGCTGTTACTACTAAAGGTATCGCTCCAACCAGCGAAGGAAAAGAATCCGGTGGAACATCTTTTAAAATTTCCAAAGGGAAAGTTACTGGAACTACACAAGGTGTAGGGGCTGCTAGAAAACAAAAATACACTTGGATCTAATGTATGGCTTATGCCAAAGGAAAATATGCAATAGCGATTTCGGATCGCAGTGGTCTTCAATTCCCTTACAACGAAATGGTAAAGGAATGGACTGGTGCGTGGGTGCATACAAGCGAGTATGAACCAAAGGCGCCTCAACTGATGCCACATGAGCATCGTCCTGACCCGCAGGCTTTGGAGAGACCCAGACCTGCACGAATTGCGCCGGCAACACTGATTTCATTGCCAGTTGATCCTTTTGAAACATATGCTTCGGCATCACAAGTAGTGAATGTTCATTCTCCGTCTCATGGAAGATCAACAGGCGAGGAATGCCTTTTGTATCTTCTGAAACAAATAAGTTTGCTGATTGTGAGGCAGTAGATGGCATTACAGGTGCTATTCTTTGTGCTGTGGCCGGTTATACAATTACAACTGGAAAGTATGTATCAGGATCCAGTGATGATTCTGATGACTGGTATTATTTTTCAACTGGTTCTTCCACTGCTACTACTGGTGGAATTAAAGGAGGAGGTTACCCTGTTTCAGCAGGACCTGTAACGTTAAGCGCATGACAACTTACACTGAATTAGTCACACAAATAAGGGATTACACGGAAACGGACAGTAATGTTTTAACTTCTGTAATAATCAATGACTTTATAGAGCATGTCGAAAATCGAATTCTTCGTGACTTGGATATACCAATATTCACTTCACATCAATATACAAATTTTACCGCCTCATCTGGGTTTTTAGTATTACCTGGAGGAGCAACTCTTACACCCACGGAATTTTCTGTTATTAATAGCGTTCAAATTTATTCAGCTGTCGGAGCTGCTAGGACATATTTGGAACGAAAAGATGTAAGTTACATGAATGAATATTGGCCTAATAGGGCAACCGAAGGAACACCAAAATATTATTCACAATGGGACTATAATACTATATACGTAGTACCAACCCCAGATGCGGCATATTTTGTTGAAGCTAGTTTATCTAAATTACCAAATAGATTGACTTCAAGTAATGCTAATACATGGATAGGAGACAACACACCTGCTTTAATTTTGTATGGGTGCCTTGTGGAAGCCTTCAAATTCTTGAAGGGACCAGCAGAAATGCTGCAATTATATCAACAATCGTATGAGACCACTTTACAAGAGGTAGCTGCGCAACAAATGGGCCGTGGAAAACGGGATCAATATATGGCAGGCGTTATTAGAATGCCTCGTCCATCAATTCAACCTGGACTCGGCTCACAAAAAATACCAACCCAAGGAGGACGATAAAATGGCATTTACAGGA